GTCGCCGGCCAGTTGGAAAAAGCGCGCCGACAGTCACGGAGATGATGGACGAGGCGGAAGCAGACGTGCTGGCGTACTTTGCCTTCCCGAAAGCGCACCGGGTGAAAATCCATCCACGAATACGCTGGAGCGTCTGAACAAAGAGGTGAAACGGCGTGCTGATGTAGTGGGCATCTTTCCCAACGAAGAGAGCATCATGCGGCTGCTGGGTGCGGTGCTGACGGAGCAGAACGAGGAATGGCTGCTGCAGAACCGCTACCTGCCACAACACAGCATGGCGGAGATAGACCAGACCGCTGAAGAGGACGTAATCGAAGCGCTGCCAGTCAGCGCATAACAGGCCCATTACCGGACCGGAAGGCTGTAACTGAATTTACACCACCTTGACGGACTCGACCCATGCGTAAATCTGATGCGCAATACCAGATTATTAGGCAGTCCTCTCATGACGGCACATTTGCATTCACTTACGAATTGCTATCTGACACTGTTTTGAATCTAGTCAGCATGGACTCTTTCGCCAAGAACTACCCTCCAGATGAATTTAAAAAGGTTGTAGCGATCAATTATACGATAGGGCCTCTTTGGCTTAGCACTGTTTATGGTCGCGTCAAGCTTCGAGTAGGTGAATATCCAGGGCAGCGGGAGAGGACAAGGATGAGTGTCGCCTGCACATATATTTATGCAGAAGACATGAATGGGGAGTAATTATGGCTAAAGGCAAAGAGCCTAAGCCGAAGACCTGCCGCATATGCAAAACCCAATACACCCCTCGCAATACCCTTCAAAAAGTATGTAGTCCATCTTGTGCAATAACACTCGTAAAGCGCAATTCAGAGCTTCAACAAAAGCAATCTGAGGCCGAGGCACGCACAAAGTGGAACGAACGCAAGAAGGGCGTCAAGCCGTTAAGTCACTGGCTCAACATGACCCAGCGGGCATTTAACGACTATATCCGGGCGAGAGATGAGGGTTGCGGCTGCATAAGCTGTGGCACGACAACGGCAACGGAATATCACGCGGGACACTACCGCACAACGGCGGCGGCAAGCCAGCTCCGCTTTAACGAGGACGGATGCCATTTACAGTGCGCCTCCTGCAACGTCCATCACTCCGGCGCTATCACCGCCTACCGAATCAACTTGATAGCAAAAATCGGCCTTGAGCGCGTCCTAGCGCTTGAAAACTACAACATCCCTCACCGATACACCCGAGAAGAATTGGACGAGCTCAGAGCGTCGTACAGAGCCAAAACCCGGGCACTTAAAAACTATCGGAGGCAGCCTAATGGCAACTGTGTTTACCGATCTCCAATCAGCAATCGAAGAGGCTCGATTTATGCGTGAGAAATATCATCGGGACTATGGCGTATTTCAATGCACAAACGTGATGAAAGTGAAGCCAGCCTATAAGGGAATAATGCCGATGTTCACGACCAGGCACGACAAGCATGGCACGGTTAACACTTGTGAGGTGTCAGCATGAAAACCAAAGAGCTGTCATTAACGGCAGATCAGCATGATTGGTTAAATAGCTGGCTGGAATTATGGGGTGCGTGGGTTTATTCCGGGCGACTGGAAAAGCGCATGAGCAACATGATTTCCAGGTTCATGGAGAGCGTAGAGCCAAGCAAGAATCCAAGTAGGCTGATGTGCAATGACGATGATGGAATGTTGATTTCTCAGGTCGTAGATTCCGTCATGTTTATCGACAAGAAAGCCTTCGGCATTCTGCTCAGCTACTACGCTCATGGTTCATCCAAGCGAGCCATTGCATCTTACTATCACGCGACCGCAAAGCCCCGCAAGATTAACCGCGGTCGACTAGGGGAAGGGTGGCGCAAGCCGTCAGAGGAAACATGCCGGAAAGAAGTGGCTGAAATCCTCAAGGCGAGCTTGTACATGCTCTACGCTCCTATGGTAAATGCGTTCAACAGTCGCAAACGTGTAGAGAAAATTAAGCATGTTGCATAGATAATTCTTGACTTTGTTTTGCCTATTTACCCATAATAGTGACATAAGCTGCCGTTAGTGACTCTTAAGTTGCTGCGGCGGCTATATTTACCACAACAGGTAATAGCATTTGCGGTGAGAAAGCTGGCGCAGCTGATAAAGTCCGACAGTCCCGAAAGTGCTATTTCCGTTGTGGTGTGGTCAAGCGGTAAGACGACCGGATGCCATGATAGCAACGCCAATAAGTCTTGATTGGGCTGGTAATCACAGGTTCGAATCCTGTCACCACACAACATTTTAGCCTCGCCTTAGTGCGGGGCTTTTTGCATTTCAGCCCCAGCCAACAGCGACACATTCCATGGCATCCTCTTAGTAGCTGATCGTCTACGGCTGCGGGCTGAACCTTTCAAACACACAGCGCCATCCGTCATCAACGGAGGTGAGGCTATGACAAAAATGAGCACCATTTACAGCAGACTCTCATACGGCACCGGGACCGCACTGACGGGCTGCGGTGTTTCAGCAAAGGCTTACGCCGATACGGCAAAAACAGAGGTGTGGATTTTGGCCGACAAAATAGCGGGGTTTAGCCTGAGTGACTGGGCGATCGTTGTCGGTATTGCATGCACTGTTATTACCTGCGGTGTGAACTGGTATTACCGGCGAAAGGAGCGGGAGGACCGTCTCAATGGGAATGTCTCCGGCATTAAGGAATAAAATCGCCGCTGCTGCGGGCGGTGGCGCTATCGTAATCGCTACAGCTATGCTGTCCGGTGATGAAGGGCTGGAGGGGCGCGAGCATGACCCGTACCGCGATGTCGTTGGCGTGCTAACAGTCTGCGATGGGCATACAGGGAATGACATCGTTATCGGTAAGCGCTACAGCGACGCCGAATGCGACGCGCTCACCCGTGCCGACCTGCAGCGCATCGCTCGGCAGGTTGGCCCGCATATCAGGGTGCCTACTACCGAAATGCAGCGAGCAGCAATCTATTCATGGGCGTACAACGTTGGCGCATCTGCTGCTATCAGTTCAACGCTGCTGAAAAAGCTGAATGCCCGCGACTATGCCGGTGCGTGCGCTGAGCTTAAACGCTGGGTATACGCTGGCGGGCAGAAATGGCGCGGGCTGATGAACCGGCGTGACGCTGAATATCAGGTCTGCACCTGGAGCCAGAAATGAACATGATTTGCTTCGTTATCGCTGCGCTGCTCGCCTTCAACGGCAATGATGCGTGGCCGTGGTTTCTGGCTGTTGGAGTAATCATGTCATGAGCCGCTTAACCGCCATTATCAGCGCGGTGGTTATCTGCCTGATTGTTTCGCTGGGATGGGCGGTTAACCATTACCGAGATAACGCCACCGAATACAAGCGTCAGCGCGATGAGAAAATTAATGAGCTGAATCAGGCCAAAGCTACCATCACCGATATGGAAAACAGGCGGCGCGATGTTGCCGCGCTGGATGCCAAATACTCCCAGGAGTTAGCGGATGCAAAAGCTAAAAATGATGCTCTGCAGCGCAAGCTTGATAATGGTGGTCGGGTGCTCGTCAAAGGCAAGTGTTCTGTGCCAGCCACAACCGAAACCGCCAGCTCCTCCGGCATGGGCGATGATGCCGCCGTCGAACTCTCTTCAATTGCTGGACGAAACGTTCTCGGTATCAGAGCCGGGATCGTCAGCGACCAAACAGCACTGAAAGCGCTGCAGGAATACATCAACACGCAGTGCCTGAAATGAATTCCACATCAATCAGGAATAACAACCCATGGCAATTACAGAAATGACCGAAGAGCAGGCAATGAACCTCGAAGTGTTCAAACTGGTTCAGAGCGACACCGCAGCAGGCGAGAAAGCAATCACCTTGAACCGCCCCGGTTTTTTTGGAGAGTTTTAAGTCCGGAAGCTCAGGCTGCCAGATCATTATTTGCACTGGAAGCATAATAAGCTTTTCAGCTTCTACCGGCGGTATGTGTCCTAGCCGTTCAAGCAACCTTCGATTGTTGAACCAGTCCACCCATGCCAGTGTCGCAAGCTCCACTTCTGCGTGGTTTCCAGCTCTTACGGTGTATCACTTCCGCTTTGTAAAGGCCATTG